GTCAGCGGAGCCGTGCCGGAGCCGTCCGCATACTCGTCATGATTCTTGCCGATGATATCGACCTGATAGGCCGTCCCGCCGATGTTCATGGTCTTGCTGTCGCCCACGGCCCAGCTGTCCGGGGCGATCCCGGTCCTGCACACCGCGATGATCTCTTCCCATGTATTGTCGGCAAAGCTGTCGAGATACAGGGGCATTTTCATGCTCTGCGTGCCGATCACGATGCTCTGCGCAGCATTCACCCCGTTTTTCGCCGACGTAACGCTCCACGCGCCTGCCTCCGGCAGCTCCAGCGTGCACACTCCGTCTGTCCCGGCAGTTCCCGTGACCGTTTTGGAGCCCTTCACTGCCGTGACTGCCGCCCCGGCAGAGGTGGTCACGACCAGCTTCGGCGTAATGCCGGTCTGGATCGCCTGAATTGCCGACACGAAGCCAGACGGATAGACCAGCTGCGCGGACGTGCCGCCCTTGGCTCTGATCGCGTTCGCGACCGCCGTGAGGTCGGTGTCAAATGTCAAAAATTCCGCCATCAGAAGCTGCCTCCATTCGCGTTCGTGATTGTCGCCGCCGCCCACGCACCGTTGACCACGCGCAGGAATTTGCCGTTGTCGGCAGATGTTACGGCAACAGGCGCCATATAGTCTGTCCCAGCTTCAGCCTGTGCAAGATATCCGTCATTGCCCTTGATAAGTCCGGAGAAAGTGGTGGAAAGATTAGTTCCTATACTCGAATTCCTCCAGCCGCGTAACGCCCCGTGATAAGCCATCACTTGGCCCATTGTCGCGCCTGGAAGCGCAATTAGCGCACTTTCCGGAAGCCGTGTACGCCATACAGGATCTATATCTAATGCTGGGTGTCGCATCTCAATGGAGCGCATTCTGATGCCAGCTCTCGCAACAGTAAAGATTGCGTTCGCAATGTTGTTTGATTCAGCAGCATTTATAACGATTTCCGCCAGCGGGTAATATATCCCGTCATATTGCGCATAACACCGCTTCTGTTCCAGAATCGCGTTGCGAACCTCATCATATGTTTTGCTCGGTGTAAGCGTAATCGGACTGCTTTCATTGTCTTTTTCGTCTGCCGTGCAATCGATGATAAAAACATCTGCACAATCCGTGCCCGCTTTCGCTGCTGTAATGCCGCCCATGCCGTCACCCTTCAGGATGCCGCTTGCCGTAATCTTGTTCTGCTTGGAAGACAGGGCACTTTTGATCTTGCCCCAAAAGTAGCTCAGGCCGGTATTGTCAAGATAGGCCATTTGTCCCTCCTTACGTGTCGGCGGTGATCGTGTCGATCTCCGTGTTTGTGATGGATACGATCTCGAACATTGCGCCCAGCGCGTCCCAGCCCTCGCCTGTCCAGGCGTAATTCATGCCGGTGTCCTCGACGTTCCAGACGTCGCCGACCTTATTCCCGCTCGTGGGAAGGGCAGAATATGTCGCCTTGCTGCCCTTGTACTTGTAAAGGCCGGTGATATCCGTCTTTTTGGCATAGTCGCTTGCCGCGCTGAAGGCTGCGAGCTTGCTGTAATCCGCAGCGGTCATAAGCCCGGGAGAACTGGCCGTAGCGGCCTCGTATTTCGTGTCCGTAAATACGGCGTCCGCCGGGACGTCCTTTTCCACGGTATGCCCGTTTACCTTCTGGGCGTCGTCGACTACGCCGTTGCCATCTTTGTCGTACACGCTCTTGAGCATATCACCGCCGCCCGCGCTGGCTACGGAGTCGTCGACGTATTTCTTCGTCGCGGCGTCCATGTCGGCGTTCGGGGCCGCGCCGAGCGTCAGCTTGCCGGTCAGCGTGCCGCCAGTCAGCGGCAGATACTTCGCTACAAGGGGCTTGATCTTGCTGTTCCAAAGATACAGCAGGCCGTCGTTGTCAAGGTATTTACTCATTTCAGCATCTCCTCAATTTCAGTATTCGTGATCCGCTCCGCTGCGGGCGGAATCGTGTTCAGTTTTTCTATCAGTCCTGTGATTGCTTTGATCGGGTGCTGGTCATCCGCGTCCCGGTTGGTCAGGGCTCTGTGGTCTGTCGTTCCGCCGGGGCCCGTCCGGACTGCGGCGTTAAATTCCACGCCGACCGCGCCCGGGGAGCCGAGGTCAAAATTGATCGGGCTCATCACAACACCGCCTTTGAAAGCGCGTGCGCAACGTCGATCTGCTTGATCTCCGAGCCAATCACGTCACCGCTCTTGAATTTCACGCGCACCTGCATCTGGCAGAGCTTCGGCAGGCGGAATGTTTCTTCCTGCGCCAGCGGGAAATAGAATTTCCCGTCCGCGTATGTGATCTGGCCTGGGTAATACTTCTGCAAATACAGAAGCGTCATTTCGATCTTCTCAATATCGTCGATCTCGACAGCCTGCCCGTTGTTCTTGACCGTGACGGCCAGGCTGTACGCATCGCCCTGTACCATGCTGCTCATACGTCTATTCCTCCATATCTTTCGTGGAATATCGCTCTAATTCTTCCGCGCTTTTCCTCTTCAAAATGTTTGCGATTTCCTCCTGCGTAAGCCACGGCAGCTTGCTCAGAATCGTTTCGTCGTCAAGGTAGCTCGCGGCAAGCAGCACCATCTGCGTCTGCTCCAGCTGGTTCACGATCTTCGAACGCGTAAATGTCGGCTCATCGTCAATGCCGATCAGCGCAAAAAGCTGATACAGGAAATCACAGACGCAGTATTCGAATTCGTCGACCTTGTTGTCCATCTGCTGGTATGCCGCCGTGATCTCGGTCGCCGTCTTTTGCCCGCCCTGTATTTTCGTGGTATCCAGCATCTGAAAGTCCCTGTAAAGATCGTCGCTGAGTCTGCTCAGCAGCGCTTCCCGCGCCTCGACTGGAATCGTAAGCGTGTGGGCCTCCGCCTTTGCGCCGTCGTCGTCCACAAGGCCGACTCCGATCCGCCGCATAGTTTCTTTGAACCGCGCCATATCGATTTCGTCCATGCCGCCTGCGTTGGAGATCGTCCAGTAGATAATCGATGCGTCATCGACGGTATCCGCAAAACCGGATTTAATCAGATCGTAGCAGTCAATTGCCTCGCGTTGGCCAACAAGCTCGGACTGCCGGGCGCGATTGCCGTACATGGGGATGATCGGGAATCCGGGGTAATTCTGATACTCCAAGATTTCTGTTCCGTCCACCTCAGACGAGGCTTCGACGGAGATATAGCCGCGTTTCGGTGCTAAAATCTCCATCTCTTTCCCGCTCCTGCGGATGAATTGTGTGAATCCGTCCGGCTCGTACAGTGTCGCTCGCAGCGGCTTGTTCGCCGCTACCTGCCAGAACCGAATACCGGCGCGAAGCGATCCGTTTTCCTCATCCAGCAGCGGCACAAATTCTAGGGCCGTGAACACTTCCAAATGATCGAGGTTCCAGAAGCCATAGGCCACGCCGCCGACGAGCGCCGAGCGCGCCAGATCCTGAATCTGATTGTCAAATTTTTTGCCGAGCCGCTTCTTGTTCTCGGCGTTTTTCAGTATCACGCCGTTGCTGAGCAGATACTGTGTTTCCTGCCGCATGAAAATCGGGAAGAATGCGCTGCGGAGCTTGTAATTTGCGCTATAGTTGTCCGGGATAGCCTTCCCGGACAGCGTATAAAGCAGCTTCTGCACGGTAATGATGGTAACATTTCGGTGCTCGTCGTATTCCCGCGCAATTTTTGCCTGCTGGTACAGATCCGAGTTTTTAAGATCGTTGATCGCCGCCAGAACAAATTCCATTCTGTCCCGATCCGATTTTTCGGCGACCTCTAAAAAATCCTGATATGTTTTCATGCTTCACCTTCTTATCTCGCCAACTCCGGAACATAGGCGTGCTTTTTGAATTTCTTTCTCAAAATCGTCATTACCATATACCGGCATTCGTCCATCGCGTGATCGTTTTCCTTTACAACGCGGTCGACTTCGCTTTTTTCGTCCCAGCGGTACAGGCCAAATTCGCGAATTGTGTTTTTGCAGCCCTCGTAAATCTTAACCTTCCCAGAGGCCAACATTTCAGAAGTCGTCTGGATTCCGGGCATGACGTCGTTCACCGCGCCGCGCACCTTGTATTCGTGATGTTTCTTGATGGTTGCAATAAAGGCGTCTGCCGACGGGTCGACGACTATGCACTGTATGTCTCGCCCGCCGGCCAAACGCCTGATTTCCGTGTAGTATTCTTCCGGGGATTTCTCTTCTTTTTCCTCCCGGCCGCAATAGTAGTATTCTGCGATCCGTACGGCCCGCTCACTTGTTACGTGCCACAGCCCTGCTGAAAATGGATTGTGCGTGCCATAGTCGACGGAAATATAATATTCGCCGCCCGTCGGAATCTCGTGCACGATGCAGTCTTCCCCGAATTTTTGATAAACAAGGCCTTCGGCCACTACCCAGCGCCCGCGCACATAGCGCTCGTAAAAAACGCCAGAATACATTTTTTCGAAGCGCTCGAGCGTTTTTTTGCTCAGGCCCGGATTATCCTGCATTTCGAAATGCAGATAGAGCGCATTTTTTTCGCTTTGGCGCAGAATCCAATCGTTGTAAAACCAGTGGTTGGGATTGCCGGGGTTGCAGGAAAACCATTGCCGTGCGCCGTCCACCGAGCATCTTGCAAGTGCCTGCTCCACGAAGGAGCGCGGCATAAGTACAACCTCATCCAGCAGCACGCCCGCCAGCGTGCGGCCCTGAATCATGGCGTAGCTTGCTTCGTCCTTTCCGCCGAAGACTTCGAAATAATTTATTTTTTTCCCACGGCGGACCGTCAGAATCTTATCGCTGCGCCGCCATCGGATTGCATATCGTTCTCTCGCGAGCGACATCCCCAAAAACGGCGTTACGACGTTTTTGGTGCAGCTATCCACCGTTTTCCCGCAGAGACCGAAGAGCTGATGATCGAAATTTTCCATTGCCCACCAAACGAAAGCCCACATCATGAGCGATGTTTTGCCGGAACGGACTGCGCCGTCGCAGATCAGGGCGTCGTAGCTCGTGTATGGAAACGCCAGTATCTTTTTTTGCTTTTGGCTAATCATCTGTTTTCTCCCGTACATACGGCTCTGCGCCATAATCATCGTTAAACGGCACGATCTCACCGAAAAGTTGCACGTAGCTATCAACAAGCGCCGTATCCACAGTGAGCACCGTGTTTTCCGATCTCGGGTTTGTGTTTACATTTGCGCTGCTCTCAATCAGGCAATCGAAGCGCTCGCCTTTTATCGCCATTACTTTTGCGTGATTGCGGAACATCACCATACGTCCGCCGCACTCGGCAATAAATGCCTTTACCATATCGTACACATCCGGATAGCTGCCCTTGAAAATTTCGCCGAGGAAGAAGTCGACACGGCCAACCATGCCGCGCCTGTGCCATTCTGCAAGATCCTTTACGTCTTCGCCCGCCATGCACCACGTCGACAAGGCAAGATATTTCACACGCTGCTGCCGTAGGACGTGCTTGAAATACGTCATACTGTCGACGTCGCCGAACGAAAAACAGTGGTAGCAGTCTCCCGGCCGAAAATGCCAATCAAGGGCCTTCTCGAGCGCCGCTTCGCTTGCCGCTTTCCGCGTCAGCTGACGTTTCCCTCCTCTATGGCTCACTACGCTCTTTTGGCTTGCTCCCGGCCTTTTTTGGGGGGGATCGTCATTTTCTTCTGGCCCGAAAAGATCATCAAGATCGTCTAAAAAATCACTATCCATCGTTTCCCTCAAGCTCATCCGCGAGTGTTCGCAGGCTCTGGCTCAGAGCGTCGTCCTGCGCTTTATTTTCAATCCGTTCGTCTCCCGCGTCGTCTTTCTGGCCAAGGTACTGCTTCCCAAGCCAGATCGCCATCGTGGCATTCTTTTCGGCCAGCCGCATTTGATGCCTTCTGAGAGATATTTTCCCCTTGCCTCTTTTTTGGCGAAAAACATCTGAAAAACCCGCTCCGTATGTTCGTTTGCACCATGCGTTCAGGGTGCGATCCGTAACGCCGAAAAAGTCCAGGATTTCTTCGCCCGTGCACTGCAAGGCACACAGGCTTTCAAACTGCTTTTGATCGATCTCTTTTCTGGGCCTTGCCATCCGTGCACCCCCTTGCGGCTCTTTGATTTAATAATTTTACCAGCAGCCCCTGCGATCTATCGCTGCCAGCGGCTTTGATTTCTTTTCTTTTTGGCTCGTTCCTTGGTTGCCTTTTTCGCTTTTGGTGTTCTCCCCATGAACGTACCGCCTTCATGGCTCATATCTTACCACGTTTTTTCGCTTATTCTCCCCCAAACGGGGGACTTGCCGTTAATGCCTTCGTCTTCCGAGCAGTCCGTCCGTTGAGATATCGAAAAAATCTGCTATTTTTGCCACGGTTTCAGCTGATGGACGGCGCTCTCCGGACTCGTATCGGCGAATCGTATTTCGCGATAGCCCGCATAGCTCCCCAAGTGCCTCCGGCGACATCCCATAGCGCTCCCGCAGTTTCCGCAGCTGTGCCGGAAAGCCAGGTGGGGGCGGCGTACTGCTGCTCTTTTTGCTATGCTTTCTGCTCACGTCCTGCATTCCCCGTCCCTTTCCGGCTCGGCGCCCTTGCAATCGGAGATATGGCGATACTTGGCGCAGCAATTCTCGCAACGCCAGTCATGGCAGATGCAATCTTTCCTGGTGCATACCGGCTTTCTGTCTGCGCGTGGATGCGTGATCGGTTTCTGGCTCATGCTGATCGCTCCTTTCGTCTTAAAACGCTACTCATTTACGAGGTTTTAAGAAAGCGGCCTCGTTCCGCTTGTGCTCTGATCTTGGATCAACTACATATTTATAGTATTGATACCCGTACTTGGTCATCCTGGCCTCGACTAAGATGTAACCGCGCGGGGCGACGGGCGGATGCTTGGGGCTGTACTCGCGCACGGCCTCTGTCGCAGGTTCCGGCTCGGGTCGGATGCAATTGCGCGTCGCCTTGTACCGGTGGCCGCCGAATTCCTTGCGCCAGTGGCTGTGCAGGTAATTGGCAAGGGCCGTGTAGTCCCGGCCATGATCTACTTTGTTTCCGTTTTCATCCAGATAATAATTATGCTCCCGCAGGTGGCGGATCTCGACCACGCTGCCAAGTCCCCAGATCCTGCCGATCTCTTCGGCGGGAATGCCTTCCGAAATCATATGGAGGTGGAAGCGATTTGTCGACTTGCCCCGGCCATAGACGATCACGATCTTTGCCTCCGGGTATTTATATAGTAGGCGGCGGCAGAGCAGATCGCGAAGCCGCCGCATTTCCTGCGCGGTATGTACCTCATTCTCCACGC